CTCTTCTTAGATGATGGCTTCTTAGCCTTCATCCGTTGTCGTATGTATGGGATTCCGCTACGACGGCGGGACTGTACATCTCTACTTAGAGTAAGAGTTGTGCCGCTCGACACGACAACATCCAAATACCCCCAACCCGTGCAGTCTCTTGGCATTCCGAGAGGACTCACGTCTACTACTCTTAGCAAGCTGTCCAGCAGCTGTTTTGGGCTGTTTATGAGTAGAAACCCCATATAGGTTCTTTAACGTCTACCTACTAAAGACGATGAGCTGAATCCCAGCTCCCTACCACCCCCATTTGTCCCAATACTTCTCCTCCTCCTTCCTCCAGTGGTTAAGATTGTTCACATAACGATTACCCACAACTACGATTTCCGGCAAAGCCTTCTCTCCTAGTCGCGGATTCATGTTACAGTAACGAATCATCTGCGTAAAGTCATACTTATAGAAGTTGACCCTACGAGCCCCTGAACGAAGCGATTTGAAATATCGGTGCACACAACGGTCTAAGTCGAACTCAGACTTGGTCTTCCCCTTTGCAAGCCATGGGGCAGCAACTACCGAGGTTCTCTGCGGAATCTCAGGCCCAACTAAGGGCCCAAAACCCACAGCAACACACCGTGATTGCTTCCACATCGAATACGCGAGGATGCGTTGTGCGAGAGTGATCTCCACAGCCCAACCTGGTGGCGCCACCTGATCCATACCCCCAGCAGAGGCTGGTATGAATAGGTTTCGTCCACGGCATTCATTCCTAATCGCATCTTTGTGCAGTACGATATATTGAGACAGAATGTCTGCTGCTTTCCCAGGAAGAGCACCCCGAACGAGCTCCGTGATTACTGCCGTAGCAGTCCTCGCCGTAGCCTGATCAGTGTCAGATACCTTGTTCATCACCTTACCTTGTCCGTAGAAAAGGCCCGAGTTGAGGTAACGAACTTCAACCGGACATACCCTAGGTAGTGCCAGATCAAAATGGTAGCATGTGGAGTTGATATTGAGGAAGAAGGCCGAGCAGTACGCCTTCCCTAGAGACATCTCAAGACCAATACGACGACCTAAGTCGACATGCTGATCCCAGAGTGAGACTCTAGCGACATAACCCATGTCGTCTCCGTTCACCAAAACCCCCTTCAGCTTTCGCTTCAGTGGCCTCGGATCATCACGGATCAGACGTAGATATAGTCCCAGGTTCGCCAAACACAGAATAGGAAATGAAGTTATTGACCCCATCAACTGTCCCGTCCTCTGCGCAACTGGTTTGACCTCCTTATCAAAGGGATAGGGGTAAACGCACAAGTGCGGCGCCAAAGTCGCCAGCCACACGTTTACCCAGTTGGTAGGATAGCCAACAGTCAAGCGCTCCATGATCCTGCGAGAGAGGCGCGCAGACAAATTGTCCGTCGCCGATGAGTAATCGATACTAAAGTTCCGATACTCACCCTCCCCCAGTTCCACACGGTTCTCCCACAAATCCAAAAGATCTGTAGGGGAAGCCGGTCGCCCAATTAGCCTGAACTCAGGCCTCCTTCTCAACACCGTATGAAGCGCCTCCTGGAAGGGCTTCGAAAGGTAGTATTCCACAGCAGGACCCTTACTAATGACCCGAACTTTTAAAGGTTCAAGCACCGCTTGGATTTCTGCCGTCAGAACTTTTTCCTTCCCCCAATGAACAGACTTTTCGATCATCTCTGACCAAAGAGTCTCTCCATCAGGATAGGCACGCCGAGAGAAGAGACGCGAGTCCTCAACCCTCCCACCAACCCGAGAAATAGGTTCCCAAATATAACCTCTGAATTCTGGAGACTCAAAGCTAGATTCGAAGAGACTATTCCCCTCGGGATTCATCCTCGCTAAGGCTGCTGCAGTATCGTCATCAAGAGACAGTAACGCCCCTATCTGACCACCGCGCAATCGCGAGAACCCTAACGACGCACTAGTGCTCGCCACATGCGTCGTCGCCCAGGCCATACCTGGCCTGTTTAGACTTTCAGGGCTTAGAAGTCTAACCAACCCCCTGTGAACTGAAGCAAGCACAGGCTCCAAATCTTCCATAACCTCCTCCAGGAGGTCATCATCAATAGGATCATCCCTTGACATAGCAATCCTGTGTGACTTATAACTGTCCATAACCATTCTCTTTGAGAGGGGAAGGGCAGCTCGTTTACACTGAAGGAAACTATACCACAAGTGAAGATTCTTCCTGTTCAGAGCTAAGCGGCTCTTTGACCAATGTTTCCACTGACCAGCGGGTTTCCATACCGCAGGTGCCTTGGGCATTTCTGCCTTCGAGAACCGTGCCATATAGTACACCGTGAGGTACTTAGCTCGTTTGAAGAAATCTCCCTCGTCGTCTGATAACAGATACGATGATGCTTGTGTTCTGAAAGAATCAATCACAGGCGTCGGGCAGGAGTGGTGTTTTAGGACTAACACCCAACCGCGGAGGATACCGGCAACACGCTCAGAGGGAGACGGCTCCCTTTGTTCTGAACAACCCCCAGACGACTCTTCGTCTGAAGCAGGAGATGCCTCGAGCTCCTGGCCATCAACCGATGGCAATGTTTCTAGACCTCTCAACCTGTTGATCAAACAGGAACATGCAACATCACTTACCATGAAGTATTGTATACATGTTTGCCTACCACATTCGTGGGAAGAGCATTCGCAGGTCCGGACACCGTTATGTTTTGCTTCCTCTTCTTGTCGTTCTGACATGCAAGATAGCGTAGATCTTGGATACTTTAGAATTCGAATGAATTCAAG